GCCTCCACCAATGTCTTATAGTTAAAATATTGAATTATTGACTTATCTACACCAAAAATATTATCATCTCCGTAAAAATAACACACAACTAACTTAAAAAATAAAGCCACTGTTCTATACCATACTGGAACAACCATTAGGTAAACTAGCACAGCTGCTATCAAATTATACAGGCTATTGAATATTGTAGTTAGCGGATGTCCGCTAGGTATTGATTTAACAAGCATGTACAATATATCTCCAGTAATATGTAATGATCTCATCAAGTCACAAAACAATACTAATCTCACCATTCTCTCTTCCTTGGTTGCTTTTTTATAGAAAGGTTCTATGAAATGAGACAATATTATTCGTCCAATGTCAGCTCGCAAACGCTTATCATAATTTTCAAAATCACCTGCCAATACTCCTCCAGAGGATGCCAAACTTTTAGCTAAATAATTAACAGTTGCACTATACATATTGATTCCCACCAACGATGTATTTGCTATCATGTTTTTTATAAACCAAAGAATAAATCCTCCAAAATACATTCGAACTAGCAGGTTATAATCCAATTGTCCGTTAGAAAATACTCGCGTTTTTGGTTTTGTACTATACATCGGATCTGTTTTCCTCTTCTTCTTTTCAGGTTTCAAGGTGTCTTGATATATTGTTTGCTTTCGAATTCCTTGTTTTGCTTTTTCCAATCGTTCATTCACTTTCTTTCGCAAGTCTTCATGTATAAAAGGCGGATTAGTCTTACTTCCAATTTCACCTCTTATGTAGTAGGACTTACCTTTACAACCTTTACTATCCCACGTTCTGCCTCCCGATGTTGTTCTATCGATAGGTTTGAAAGCTGGATCATCAGGTAGACCAAACACGGCTTCCTCCAACGTAAAGACTCTATCGTACTGCTCGCACTTGTGTTCACTTCTCTGATATATATGATCAAAAACCGACGACACTACACTCTTCACATAGCCATCATCAAGTTCACCATTCTGTCCTCTAAAGCCTTCAAGACCTCGCATCATAGGATCAATCACTTGGCCCTCGTCAATATATGGTTCCAACATAGTTGGTTCCATAGTAGAGGGAAAGGCCTCACCATGTATCAGACTTTTCTTCAACTTCGTGTTCTTTTGCAGATACACTGGGTTTGATACTCTTCCAAAGACAAACATCCCGTCACCGAGCTCCCGCGCTTCAGAAGTAACAAACTCTTCATCCATTTCCAAACCCATCTCTTGCATTTGCAAATCATTCACATTGGTCACATCTTTGCCTGAATCCAACCTGTTAATAGCATCTTCCAATAGTTCTTTGTAAATTGAAACCGCCATACATCCGTTAATACCATCTGATAATGCAGCAACGTGTATTCCAATCAATCTACCTTGAACTCTAGGATTTTGTAGGATCAATGGCGAACCACAACTACCCTTATGGGTTATTGCAGAGTACATTATGGAATCAACCATTCTATACGTTGCTCTACCCTCAGTGTATATTGGTTTCTCATTCATCTTAAAGGGTCCGACTGTATTATAAAGCTTTGATGCAGCTGAGTTATTATTAATCAGCACACCTTTACCTCCCATTATTTGCAACCTGTCTTTTGAAGTACAGATTTGTTTCATAATAGTTGGTGCTGTTGGTAAGTTCTTGTTTTTAATTTTTATAACAACGGCATCTCGTAGGTTCTTCATGTTATCTATGTGGTATTCGCAGTATTGCTGTATTGACATAATATTGGGCATTTCAAAGCCCTCCGTCTCGTCATTAGGCAGAACACACACTTCAATTTGATCGTTATCCACAACCACATCCACACCGGAATGATTCATCACGAAACTACCCTTTGCATTTATCGCATGTAAAGCATGTCCAAATGCCAAGAATTTATCCGCAGTCAATCCCAAAAACACTCCTTTTGGTTCTATGGTTTTTTGTTCGACAAATTTGATATAAAACATTGATTGTTCTATTTTAGTCAATGCTGTATTCATTCCAGCATCGTCCAAAAATTCTTGAGTCAAATGTGCAGCCATCCGAGGGTTGTTTCTTCTGTTGGCTTTGTCTTGTTCTACATCATAGTTTGCCAGCTCCTGTGTTATTCTAGAGAACTCCTTAATTCGCCTTCCAGGTCTGAACTGAACAGTGTCCTTCTGCTGTACAAAATTTGCATCATGTATATGAACATCCTCCAGGGATCCTGTCGCTATTCTCTTACCGACTTCTTCAATTTTAGCGATGTCACTATCTGAGAAATACTCTTTTGCATCGTACAACACGTCCTCAGATTTAAAGCTATTTCTTATAGATCTAATTAATCTAACAAATTTCTTATTTCCTACTTCAACTATACTCATCATACTAGCTCTCAAATACTCTCCTGATTCTACAAACCAGTTTTTAATCTTAATTAATACCTTTTTGGCCCAATTGTAAACTACCGGGGCCACATTTTTAACTATCCAATATGATGCTCCCAATGATATTGCCACTGCTAATGCTTTAGTCACATTGGCCAACCACGGTCTCTCATCATTAAATTTCTGTAATCTATGTTTCAATAGGGCTAGTCTCGTTTTCTTATCTATATTGTCTCTAGTTGATCTCCATTCCAAATATGCTTTGTAACTTGAATGTTCACTCAATGTTATAATTTGATTTTCAGTCAAGGCCAACTTCATAAAAACTATTTCCAATTTTGTTTTCTTGTTCTTTATATTATCATCTGTAGCCACTCTAAAAATGTCCTTGATGAACTCGGGTGCATTAGAACTATGTGATAGTTCCAGCGTTCCTGAATTATCAATTAGCCAGTCTACATATCCTTCGTAAAAATCTCGAGAGACATACGACTCGCCAATCTGTTGTAGCGCAATCACATTTTTTTTTTCTACCTCTAACTTATAAGATGCTGACTTTCGTACTTCATCAACAATATCCTTGGTATAATCCTTTATATCCTCAGCATATTGCTTCTGATCAGCAAACCATTTTCGAACTTCCACTACAAATTCATCAACATAAGTATCAAAGTCCATAACTGGTCCCTCTGGTCTAGCTTCACCTCGCTCTGTCTTGTGAGTTCGCTGACACCTAAAAGGTTGATCAGGATCTGACGTCACCTTGTGTCTGAAAGTTGATATTCTGCGATGTAATGCCGATGGTTTACTAATGGACTCTATCGGATTAGGATAAGCCACATTTGATGTGCATATTATCAGACGAGTCCTCATTTGAAATCGTCCCTTCTCCTCTACATCTGCCATATGTGGCAATTGTGGTGCAGGCCCGACTCCTCTGATCAATTCCAGCATCTCAGGGTTTGGCCTAGCTTGACTATCCACATTCTGAAACGCATCATCATGGGCCACAATAAAGTGTCTCGCCTTCAATCCATCGTTATAGATATTTTCTGGGGCTCTATAGTAAATGTATTTATCCATATTCTCCAGAATTTCAATTCTCTCGGCTTCCGTCTCAATTGTGGGGTCGTACTGTACAAACTTTGATGCCAACTTCATGATATTAGTTGTCTTTCGCAGTCCTGTTCTACCATATAGATAGACCAAAAAAGGAGCAGGCACCGTTCTAGCTTCCTCTTGTATATGTCTCGATTTCACACTTAATAATCTAAGGTTAGTAAACGTAGTTTTAAACTCTTGTTCGCGTGGGTTATCCTTAATAACACTATTAATAGCCCATCCTTGGGTCATCAAGTCTGAAATTTTTTCTAAGACAGCCTCACTATCTGGATTTGCTCTTCCTGCAGGTGTCAATATATCTTGTGATTCTTTCAACCACTTACTCAAGCCATCTTCAGTTTCTTGATCGAACAGATTTACTCCAGTCACCTGGTAATATACCCAATTCAAACTTTTTTTCAAAACGTTCAATAGCCAATCGACCATAGTTTTAAATGATCTAATTCCTCTTTCAAAAATGGTTGCATTTCTAAATACGTTGACATATTCTTTCATTGTCTTCAGTGATCCAGTGAAAATCGCAGATATTCCATTAAATAAACAGAATCCTGCTTTATCCACTGTTTCGTCTTCTGACTCTTGCTCAGCCTTCGAAAATGTTTTTTTAAGTAAGTCCAAGAAATCGTAAATCAATTGTGTTGCTACTCTTTTTCCCATCAAATACACAGTGACAATTGAAGCCAAATGTGCATAGTCCTTGGCTTTCCATATGGCATAACCCAGGGATGTAAGCTCAGCTAACAAGACAGCATAGTTGTTTTCTAATCCTATCTGTACTTTAATAGGATCTTTTCTCGCTAACTGGTCTGTCAACGTCATCGCTCCATCTGCTATCCTCTCACTATTACTTTCAGCTAAGGTTTTAAGCTCCTCTATTTTATCATCTACATATTTTCTACTATCTTCACTTATCTCTACCTTAAAGAAGTTATCTAACATTCCCATTTGTTGTTCCCACATTTCTGAATATCCATTAAATTGTTGTCCTTTCATTATTCTGTAATACAATCTGCTTGCTATACAGTCACGTTTCATCTCATAATAAAATTTGCCTATTCGGTTTCTTCGCAAATTATATATGTGATGACCTCCTTGATCTGAATCATCAGTCAGAGTTGTATCAAAATCTAATAACTCTCGGACATTAATCTCATTTCCACTCATTATTGCGTGGGTCTTTTGATAGTGATAGCTTGGAACGCTAACATACGTAACAACAACATCATTAGTGATAGGTTTGTCATAATAGATTAAATCAGGTTTTTCAGCGTAAGCGTAGTTATCACAATAAGTAACAAAAAAAAAATCTTTTCCTGGGCGGGAGCCAATCATCTTGTTAGGATAAATATAGTGTTCACTACACATACATCCAAATAATCTCTTTTTGATTGGTGTCATATGTTTGTGAATACCCAAATCCTTCAATTTATTTTTGGACAAACTATATAAGCTCTTAACTGTAAATCCTGTGTCACTAAATTCTATATTAGAATACGGGCATTTTCCATAAAAATCGGCCATTCTCATATCGTATCTTTTCAATCTCAAATTCCAGTCTGTGTAATCCTCTTCATCATCTTTACAGAAGCAAAACGGTTGTTTCCGCTTTCTATCTGCATAATCAGTAACTACACCCTGCTCGGATGCTAGCCAATCATAAAATAAAGGGTCTACATTTGTCATAAATTGTTCAGGGGTCATACTCAACATTGTTGTAAAATTGTTCTGATATACATAATCCATTTTCGTTTTCATATTTGTTGTATCAATTCGTATTATATTATTTATCTTGTTTTATTTGTTTTTGTTTTATGCAATTATTTAAGCAGGTATGTTCAATTTTG